CCAGTCCCTCGCATCAGTCAATTGCGACTTCAGTAACCTGGCGACTTGAGCCCCCCTAGCTTGCCTTTATCTTAAGTTATGCCGAAGGCACAGCCCGCGCAGCGGTCGCCGAAGGCGAAAGCCCGCCGCAGGCGCCCGGCCGCAGGCCGGCCGACCGAGCTTGCGAGGGAGAGTTATACGATTAGTACTAGTAGTTTAAGTACAGACTAATTTTACATATAAATCGAAAGAGTTCCTAGAGGTGGGGGCTAGTATTACCCCCACCTCGGGATTTATTCAATTTTGAATAAATCCCAGCAATAATTACAAGGGTTGGTGGGCGGGCTCTGGTGCGGTCATTGTGCGCAGCGCATGAACGCGCGTGTAATTATTATAATCAAATCTATTTGTTGCGCAAAGACCAAGGATGCCCGACCGACGAGTAGCGAGGCGGCTGAACTTCAGTCCGATGACCCCGCAGGGGGCAGCTAATATTTTGGCTGCTGCGGCAGCCAGTACGCGTATGACCCGTAGTGCATACAAGGCGTACAAGCGCAAGAAGCCTATGTCTTCTATCAAGAAGCAGGCTCAAAAAGCCGTTCAGCGCGGTCGAAAGAACAACGCGGTTGCGATCAGCAGGCGCGTTGGCCCTTTTCTAGGGTCAATTGCCGCGACGAAGCCGGTCAAACTTGTTAAAGGTAGCACCCTTTATCGCAAGGTTACGTACGATGAACTAGGTTCAATTACTGGTTACGCCGGAGGCCACTCTATGTGGGTCGGCGGGTCTAGTCTTGGTTCCCAAGACGACAACTTTAAGGTAGTGGCAGATGCCTTTATCTGCCATTATCTGAAACGCGTGAGAGACCACAGGTCTTCGCGATCGCAATCACCTTCTACGAATCAACATGAGACTATTTGGCAAAAAATGCTAATTACGTTTGGCCGTGTAGGCACAGATATCGATACTGGGCATACGTATACGTTAGATAACGCGGATATTGCTTCTATGGCTACACAGTTAGGCAATGAACTAAAATCTCAGTGGGTCGATCATTCTCGAGTACCTTTCAAAGTTATTATTCAAGAAAAGGATTTGAACGGATCTAATGCTTATTATCGATCAATTCTTCGCGATGATTTTTGCCAGAAGGCAGTCTTTACGTTTAGCTCCAGGGCAAACTTTAAGATTAACAACACCACGATGGCCGGCACCGACGGTGCCGGGGCTAGCAACGTCAACGCAGTTGACGCGAATCCGATTGACGGACGTATTTATACGTTCCGTAATAGGGTGCCTATTATTAGTCCGAGTTTTATGGAAAACTTGTCAGCTTCTGAGAAGCTACAATTGCGAGGCATATCTGAAATTTCAGCTACCAATTATGGCGTTCAGTTCGGACTTTTGAACGTTCCGAACGTTCCCGATGCACTTCACGCCCCGCCGCTGCGCCCGGCAGTTGTTTTTAACAACTGCAAGACGTCTACTAAAGTAGCGTTTGCGCCTGGCGGATACAAGATGTTTAATATGTCGTATTCCCACGAGGGTACGATGAATATGCTTTTTAAGCATATTATGAAGCAACAATTTTACCCGGGTTTTACTGAAGGCCAGCCTCAGAGAATTGTCCCCCCTGGGGCTGATTCTTTCCTTATGTGCCTGAAGCCTACTATTCGTACTGGCGGCGCCAACGATATGGCGCTGCATACGCAGGCCGAGTTCGTATATAAGGTTAATATGAAGGCCGGTAAACCGGCTAAATTGCCTACTATACAGGACATCGAGGCGTAGACCCATAACTAGCTTTTTTTTTGAAAATAAAAAAAGTACATATATACGCGACTAAATTCCTAAAAAATTTAAGGTCCGACTGGTGACGACTGGGCCGATCATCGTCTCACCTTCACGCCACCGCGCGGTTTGACCCTAAGCCTCCTATCAAACGCTACCGATCAAATGCCATCGATTAAAAGCAAGCATTTTATATTGACCCTGAACAACTATACGCCCATACAGTTGGCGCGTACTCGTACGTTCCTGGGCCAGAAACTCAACAGGAAGACCAGGATCACGTACAACAAGGGCTGCTGTGAGCGGGTTAATACCCCTCACGTACACAACTACATACAGTTGAACTGCGCAGTGACTGCGACGGACATCCAGAACTTCCTCGATGTACCTGGCTGGGACGTACGTGTCTGTATGGGCAGCAGTCAGGACAATGTGAACTACATTGACAAGGAGAGATCGAAAGATCCCGACGTTCCCAACGGCCTGTGGGAGCAGGGCGAGATTACAGAAATGGAAGCCAGGGACAAAGGCCCTGGCCAGGGTGCCAGAATGGACCTGGAAGCCGTCAAGGCTGCCATTGATGCTGGTGCGACCTGGACTGATCTAATACAGAACCACTTTACCGAAGCCTCTCGCTGTGGACAGTTCTTTAAGGAGTGTATTAACATTCGTGACGAGCAGGCTATGATGGCGAAGCTGACGGCTCAATACCAATCGGTGACATTGAGACCTTGGCAGCTCGCTTTGGACCAGAAGTTGAACGAGCCGCCAGACCGGCGGCTTTTTTGGATGTACGAGACAACTGGCAATGTTGGCAAAACGTGGATGTCATCCTATCTTCGAATCACACGCAACGCTGTCGTGCTACAGATAGCGAAGAAGGCAGATCTGGCCCACATCATAAGCAAGAGCAGCTCGGGTGTTTACATTTTCGACCTTGCCCGTTCAAGCGAAGAAGGCTCAGTTTCAGTGGTATACGAGTTGATCGAGCAGCTGAAGAACGGATACATAATATCCGGTAAGTACGATTCTCGCGCATTTTCGTTCGCGCAGCCGCACGTTATTGTGTTCGCGAATTACGCTCCAGATCGATCCAAGCTCTCAGCAGACCGTTGGGATGTCACCAACATATCGCCCCTCGGGCAGGGCCCGCAAGCAGAGTAGACCTAGAAGGTATATTCCTGTAAATCAAAGACGAGGCAGTATGTATATGGCTCGTACCGCGCACTCCGCGCGGCAAGCGTGGCGCGCTGGCCGCCACGCGCGAGCGTTTCAACGCTTTCCTCAGTATCAAACCCCGTATCATCGGGGTGTCATGGCCGACGGAACGGCGGCCATGATTGCGTTAGCTCGGGAGTTTCTTCGACCAGTCCCTCGCATCAGTCAATTGCGACTTCAGTAACCTGGCGACTTGAGCCCCCCTAGCTTGCCTTTATCTTAAGTTATGCCGAAGGCACAGCCCGCG